GAATAAACCCTCAAGTGTGGCTCGGCGTTTATGGGGAAACAAATCAAAAACTTTATTTTTTCCAAAACACCATACATTCTCAATATAGGTTTTATTCATAAAGTCTATCAGTTCTTCTTTAGTTTCAAATTTATTCTTGCCTTGAGGACGTTGCATAATTCTCATTCCAATTTGTCCAAGAAAATGAGGTTGTAGGTGATCTACTAATTCATCACATGAATAATATCTTACTCCTTTAATTTTCGGGTCCATAATGTTAACCATTAGAAACCCATTCTCACTTAAAGAATTAAAACTATTTAGTGCAACAGGGAGATAGAACTCATCTCTCCATCGAGTGTACTCATCAAATTTGGACCATGATTGATCCTTTTCAAATTGCCCCCCTTCATTATATCTTTCAGTTGCATAATATGGTGGACTAGTAAACGCACAGTCCACATTTTTAATTCTATCCCATGGCAAATCTTCTGCACCACATCTATAGATTTGAGTAGTCTTACCTGGTGCCATCCTACTATACTCTTTAATCATCTCAGAGTATACCTCAAACGTATTTGGATTGGGATCACATCCAATATAATGTGTTGCGTTTGATGCAAAGAACCCAGCGAGTCGATCACCCCAACCCATTGAAGTATCTAACACAGTCTTGGCATCTGTCATTTCATAAATGACCTTAGCCACTATAGGTTTAAACTGCGTTGCAATATATGTACCAAGACGTAAGACCTCCATAACACTCTTGGGACTTAAATCTGCGGAACTATTTACACCCCTCCACAAACCACCTATAGATGACCATATCTGTTTTGCAGTACCTTCTTCCCATACTTGTGCTGGTGCCATGAACCCATATGAACCACACCGTAAACGTAAATGATTCATAAAGTGATCACTTACTTCATTAAACGCCGTAGGCCCGTCTATAAGCCCCTGTCCGCACGATTTAAACTCATATTTGTAATCATCATACTTCTCGATCACTTCATTATCTATTTGATCTGTTGGTGTAATAAATTTCGTATAGTCGGCCCGTTGTAGTTTACGAAAAGAATCTATCATCTTTTCATATGAAACTTCTCGAAAAGGAAACAGCGGTCGCTTTTCGGCAACATAGTAGGCCACAGCCTTACGAAACAACTCCTTGCCATACTTATCCGTACAATAGCGAAACTCGCCTTTGTTCAAATAAAAATCTCGCTCAGAGAGGTAATTGATTATTTCTTGCATGATTAATTCCTTGTTCATTCAAAATAAATTTTCTAATGGTGTTTTAAGCTTATTTGTTGGGTCATCATCAACTCGATACCCATGTCTTATAAATCTCTCTATATCAACTCTTGTAATATCTATTTTTCCAAACTGCCTGTCATTGCGATGATTGGCTTTTGGATTCTTCACACACTGATCATTTCCTGGTATTTTATATAATTGATATTCATCTGGAAATATAAGGTATATAAAATACCAATCTGGGTTAAGATCCAAACAAGCCCAACCACTAAATTTAGTTCTTTCATATGCTCTAGTAAATGTTTTAACATCAGCAACCAACTCTGGTAAATCAATACCTGTGGGTTGACATTTAATACCAAAAGATTCTTCAAACATTTTCTCTCCCCAATCTCCTCTTTGAGTTATAGATAAACTCTTAAAAAGTATAAAGGGAGAATCTTTTGTCCAACGGCCGCCCATAATGTTTTTAGCTTTATTACCTACACCATTATCAGCTATTACCTTTTGCAAAACTGATTTTGCTTGTGGGGTCATCATCCAAATAAATCCTCTAGAGTTCGTTGTGTCCCATAACTTCTATCTACGTGCCAATTAATCTGGTCAAGAATAAATGTTAAAGGTTCAACGAAACTCTTATCAAACATTATATCATAGTTTATCATATTATGCAAGTCAAATTCTTTCGGTAGTCTTGTCATAAACGAAATAACATTCGACTGCATCTTGTTTGGTAATCTTAATTCTAAAAATTTAATTTTATCACCTTGTTGTATATAAGGATACTTGTGTGTAACCTTATGACGTTTTAGTAAATGATTATATATTAATGCACCCTTAATATGCATTGGACATTTTTTCTTAAATATACTAGAACTATCTCCCCACTTCTTTAATCCATTGCACGATCTTGGATAAGCTATTTGTTCAGGATCAAGTTCCATAAACGTCTTATGAAATTCTTGAATAAACATATTCAAAGTTTTTTCATCTTCACCTATAATAAGTTTCAATGCCTCTCTAATTTTATCTCGACACGGTTCTGGAGTTGAGGACTTTACCGCCTCAATACCCATCACTTTTAATTCTGGTTCTGCATATCGTACACCTTCACTATCATGTACATTGAGAATGTATCGTTTCTTAGCTGTCCATATACCTTTATCTGCTATGACTTCTCTTGCCATTTCCATTTTCTGTTCGTATGCATTTACATATACAGCCAACTCTTTAAAGCTCTTTTCTATAAATGGCTCTAACTTTTCAGTTGCAACCTTATCTAAAAAGTTAATAGGATTCTTAGGATTAACTTTCTTAACCAAGTCATCAAAGGTTACATAAATTGAATCTGTATCTGATGCTATAACATAATCAATATCTGTAGTCTGTAATACTTTATTGAGATATTCATTTACTTTATTTTCAATCCATCGAATTGATAATTGACCACCCAAGGTTATTGCCGTAGCCATACGAGTATCGTAATATCTAAAATACTGATTGCCGATTGCACCATAAGCACTGTTCAAAGCAATCTTACGAGCCATTTGAATATTATTATATTTTGAAATCTCATTAAGATATTTTTTATCTTTATTCTGTTGATATTTTTTACGAGCCTCTAATGTCCATTGTTTAAACTTAACACGGTCTGTATAAAACTTTTGCATTAGTGCTGGAAGAAATCCTTGCTCATCAATTCTAAAACGTGCACCGTTTGGTGTAACGGTATAGCCGTCCTTTGGAATCTCAACTTCTTTATTTAACATTCGTTCTACATTAACTTGACCATTACCTTCGGCTGCCAAAGTTTCTGGTGAGATGTTATACTGCATAATGAGATGAGGATACAAACTATTCAAATCAAACGACATCACCCAATTATGTAATCCTAAAATTGGTTCTTTTACATATGCACCTTCATATGATGCATCTTTTCTTTTAACTTTTCTTCTAGGTACAACAATATTGTTTTCTCTTAAAAAGTTATAAATGATAACATCCCACATACGAACTTGAGAAAACACATCATTTGGATTAATCTTTGCTTCATAAGCCATCGTTAAATGAAGTTCAATTAACTTCATCTTATCTTCAAACTTATCAACTAACTCAACGTCTTGAATATTATAATCAACAAATGATTGATAGTCGTTTATATACCAATCTCGGAATGTTTCATGTGGGTTTTCATGTTTACGTTCACCCAATTCTACATATGCAATATGGTTAAGAGCATATGACTCCTGATTACTATAAGTATATTTTCTATACAGGTCAAGGTAATCTAGAATAGATACACCTAAGATATCATACATCTGAACTTCACGTCCTATAGAGAGGTGTGTTATTCTAGAATGTACAATGCCCCATGGAGACATTTTTTGAATTTCATCTTCACCAAACAATCTTGTAATACGATTACATAGATATGGTATGTCAAAAAATTTACAGTTCCATCCTGTAACAATATCAGGTTCAAAATATTCCCAGAACTCTAAAAATTTCTTTAATAGATCCTTCTCATCTGAACACTGTATATAATTTACATCTTCACGATCATTAGTATAATCATAAAGACCCCAAACTATAATTTCTTTATTAGACTGATTCTTTACTGTGATACACAACATTTCTTCCAAAGCCTCTTCAGGATTTGGAAATCCATTCTCACACGCAACTTCTATATCTATCGTAATAGTTCTGAGTTTACTAATATCCCAATCAATAATACCTTCATAATTTTCAGCAATCCATGCATAGGGATACCGCTCCATACCATAGACCAGTTCGGGCTGATCTTCATACTTGCTCAAGAAAGATTTAGCATCATAAATTGACTCGCATTTATATGGAGCCACAAATTGACCTGTAAGTGTTTTGAAGTTTGTTTGCTTCTTTACAGGAACATAAAGTGTTGGTTCATATTTAACTTTATGTTTGATTCTTTTACCATCTTTAAATTCACGAACAAGGAGCTTATCAGCCCGTTGCAATACACTAATATAGAAATCACTCATGTAAACATTATATCATAGGTTTTTCTTTTTGTCAATCTTTCCGGGTGGCATTTTATCCTTTTCTGTCCAATCGGATAAAACAAATCGTTTGTTAGGATTTACTGAAACTTTAAATCTTGTAAGTAAATCTCTATTAACTAACATTTCACTATAACTATCATCTGTAGTTAAACCCAAAGGAACATTTTCATATCGTTTATTATTAAACTCTATAGCTACTTCAACTACAGGTCGTTCTTCCATCTTTGGACTAAAGGCTCGTTGTGGTTTACTTATTCCAATAAGCTTTGATTTAAATTTATGTTTATTCTTTTCCCAATGTACTACCTTACCTTTAATTTTTATTTCATCTACATAGAACATTGTTGCTTTAGTTCCGTTACCAGTATCCATTTTAGCTCTGATTGGATCATCAATACCATCAACCGTTAGAGATTCTATATAACCAGCTTCTTGCCTAAATCTATTTCTGCGGTGAATATCTATACTTAAATATTCAACTATCATCTTAAAAATTTCTTTATCAGTTTTGGTACCTATATTTTGTTGAGGCCAGTCTGACATATCATATCCTTCAAAGTGTGATCGAATACCTGGAGAACCATTACATTCTAAAATAATAATTTCATCCTTAACTAAACAATGATCAACACCTATCATATAACCACCAGTGGCTCTAGCTGCGGATAAAACCACTTTCTTTTCTTCATCTGATAAGATATAAGGTTTCGTTGTTGCACCTAAGTGTACGTTACTTCTAAACTCATCTTTATCTGTTATTCGTTTTGCTGCACCTAAAATTCTATTATTAACAACCAAACTACGGACATCAAAATCAATGTCCAAATATTCTTGAAGTAGAATAACCGCATCATATTTCCATAACGCCTCACAAACAGAAACTAAAGATTCTTGATCTGTAACTTTAGCCACACCAACACCTTGTGTTCCTGTTAGTGTTTTTATAATTACTGGAAAGTTACCACCAATATGCCTATGAGCATCTTCAATACTCTTTTTATTATTGACAATAGATGTTTTAGGTACTGCAACATTATGACTAGCTAATTGAATTGCTGTAGCCATCTTATTGTCACACAATAACATAGACTCTAAATCATTGACCATGAAACAGCCAGCACTTTCAAACAAACTTGTTAGTGATTGTCCAGCCATATCTAAAATGGCTCCACGTCGGACAAACACAACAGTTTTTCCTATAGAGATAGTTTCTTTTTTATCGTTACCATCATAATTAGAAACGACCAATGTACCTTTTTCAATATCTTGATCTGAGATCCAAGCTTGACCAACATTGATAGATGTACATTTAACTTTAAGTTCTTTACAAACCTGCTGCAAAATTTCATTAACAGTTCCTTCACCTTCATCAATACCTAAAATCACAACTTCTATTTTAGTCTTTTCTTCTTTCTTGATAGTTGTTTTTTCTTCGGTCAAAGTTCCTCTGGCCTTACGAACCATATCAAAACCTTTACCTGATAGTGACTGTAATTTCATTTAGCTGTATAAAATTTTTGTAGTTGGTTTAATAATACCCGGACCATATATTCGTTCCCAATTATCTTTTATCTCATCATTAGGTTCTACTATTAAAACAATCCAATCATGTGATATTTTGTAATCTGGTTCGTCACTAAAAGGGAGCCAAGGTACCATTCCCATCTGTACTTTATTTCCTCTACCATCACCCATAGGCATAAGTACAACAGGATCTTTTATCTTAACACCCAAACCATCATCTTCTAATATGTCAGTTATAATATCTTCACCAGACTTCAATCGTATAAGTTTCAATGCCATGCTATTCTACTCCTTTCTTTCCAATATTGTATTTTGTTTCTAAAGTCCATTCGTCTTTCTCTTTAAAAGAAAGTATTTTAATTTGTGATAACGGAGCTCTAGGTTCTGAAATACCCATAACTTCTATCAATCCCCAATCGTCTAATAGTGCTGCTATTGTATTTCTTCGTTCTATATCATTTTGCGACAAATTGGATGGTTTTCCATCCAGTGCAAACAATTCTTTAAAATGTACTATATAATATCTACCTTGTTTATGTAATATGTGGCAAGATTGATATATTGTTTTCTCTTTGCGGGACGCTACTCCTATACGGGATAGCGTTTCACGAACCTTTAGAAAATCATCAGGTTCNTTTAATTTGACCTCCAACATTAAGCCAGGNTCCCANTCAACTACCTCCACCATGTTTTCCACCTCGATTTATTATTNTTTTTATNTNTTCAATTTNTNCATGATCTAGTATGTCAAGAGCCTGCCTGGCTTTCTCATTATTATAACCATAGTATTCTTTAACATACTCAAGATTTTTAATCTTCGATGACCTAAGCCACTTGCTGAATCGTTTTTTAGGTCTTATACTATTTAGAAAAAACTGAAATTGAAGCAGTTTATCGAGGTGATGCATTTTATTCATTTCATTCACAAACAAAATACAATCGGGAAACGCTGAAAGCGCTTTATTTACAATATATGTTGGATATTTCTTCTCCCAAAATTCATCTTCGCTATTCATCAGATCATTTTTCTGATGATTGATAGCGTTAAGATAGTGTTTTAATTGATATGGCTGTTCGTTTTTCATGCTATCGCTGTCTGCATCACTGAAGCATTGTAAACATCTTCATCTAGTTCTACTCCAAAGTATTGTCGGTTCATTCGTCTTGCTACATATGGCACCATACCTGAACCAGCAAAGGGATCTACTACCTTGTCATTCTCTTTAGTTAGATACTCAAGCATCAACTCAATAAAGTTTTCATTCCACATATGTAACTGCATCGGTCCTTTAAACCCTTTCATCTTATGTGTATCATACACCATAATACCCTTTAAAAAATCACCAGCACGTTTGATAGTGCCTGTTCTAGTGAATACTAAACAGTGTTGATAGTTGAATGTATACATATCTCGTTTTTCTACTGGATGGTTTCTCACTACTATCTTGTAGTCTTTGAGTTTCCAACCATAGTTTATCATCGCTTGGTAATAAGTAATGTGGTTTGGTAGTATCTCACCGTTTATCTTTCGGTCAGTCTGTGCTATCAAAACAAACCCATCGTCCTTCACTAAACGATTGAAGTGACTACACGCTCTTTTCTGAAAGAGTTTATACATCTCAATATCTTTTCCCCATTCAGTTTGAGAAATGTCCGGAGGACTAGTGAATACCAAATCAACACTCTGGTTTTCAATAGGTTCCAATAC